AAATGGTGCGCTGTAAAGGACTGTGTCCACAACGGAAAAGGAAGTTATAGATGAGCAAAGTTGAATGTAGGTATAATGACTCCATAGACCATAGAACGGAATGCGTTTATTTAGATACATACTTTTCTGACGATAGGTTTGGTGGAAACTATAACGAACTTGTATTTGCTTTAGAAAATATTTGTGGTAACTATATAAAAACAGAAATGGTAACTACAGATGGCGATACATATTCGATAGATGTTGATAAAATAAAATTAAAGATTAGGGGCGGCGTAGAAGCGGATCAGTTTTTAAACGCTTTAAAGCTAATTATAGAGACTGATACACTAGTAAGTATTATAAAGCCATAGGATTTTATGCCATACAAGAACAAAGCTGACCGCAAATACAAACAAGCCGCCGCTTACGAGGATACTCCTGAACAGGTTAAGAATCGTGAGGAACGCAACAAAGCACGCTATAAGTTAATGAAAGAAGGCAAGGTACGCAAGGGCGATGGTAAGGATGTTGCACACGTTAAAGCCGCAGACAAGGGCGGTACTATTAAAGACGGAGTGCGTGTAGAAAGTGCTAGTAAAAATCGTTCTTTCAAGCGTGACTCTAAGGGTAATTTGGTATCTGAAATTAGTAAAAAAGAACGTAAGAAGTGATATAATTATTCTTAACTTGTGTGTGAAGGGGCAAGTGCATACAAGCTAGGTTAAAGGTTTTCCCCTCATAGAACTACCCCAGTTAGTGTTCGACTAATATAGCCCTCACTCTGTATTAGAGTCGGATGAACTAACCGATTGGCTCCCGTAAGGAGCCACTAAAAAGAATCAAAACCTCGGTTTTGGTCGATAACCTATTGGAGAGTGCAAATGACCCGAGAAGAATTTGAAGTTTTATTGAAGATAGATGGACAATGGTTAGAGGTAGTTCCAGTACCAGCATCGTCTCGTACATATAGAAAATGGCATCCAACATGGGTAGCGACTATAAAAGAAAATATGACCCTTGATGATTACGAAGATATATTAAGCATTATGCGGAGAGTTAATTCTGGTTGGGCTGGTTTTGATTACGAAGATGAAAAAGAAATTATTGTGCGAAGTGCAAGAGGCGCAACAAACCATGAAGCAGTTAAATATTTAATAAAAGACTATTTAGAAAGAGTGCAAAAACGTGCAGATAATTGAAGATAAGGCTCTGCTATTAAAGGTCAAAGAACCTACCCGTATCACAACAGTAATACCCAAAAGTAAAATACTAGATACAGGCGAAGTGCTGGTGAACTGGGGGCTGGAAGAAGCCCAAGTATTGAAGAACCTACGTATCAGGGGAGTGCCATCGCCTATTGAAGGCAAGTATGAGTGGACTGGTATGTATAAACCGTTTGACCATCAGATTACTACGGCTTCTTTTCTGACTCTACATCGTCGTGCATTTTGTTTTAATGAGCAAGGTACAGGCAAGACAGGTAGCGTGATATGGGCGGCTGACTATCTAATGAAGATCGGTGCTATCAAGCGTGTGTTAGTATTATGCCCCCTGTCTATTATGCAGTCTGCTTGGGAGAACGACCTGTTTAGATTTGCCATGCACCGTACATGCGCCATAGCGCACAGTTACTCAAAAGAAAAACGGTTAGAAGCGGCTAATAGCCAAGCAGAGTTTGTTATCTGTAATTTTGAAGGGCTAGATATTATTAAAGAAGCAGTAGACCAGTTTGATTTAATTGTGGTTGATGAAGCTAACGCATACAAGAATGTAGCTACAAGAAGATGGAAAACATTGAACTCAATAATTAAACCTACTATGTGGATATGGATGCTTACAGGAACACCAGCTTCTCAGTCGCCAACAGATGCGTATGGATTGGCAAAGATTATTAACCCTAACGGAGTACCAAGATTCTTCGGGGCTTTCCGTGACCAAGTGATGCAAAAGATTACTCAGTTTAAATGGGTTCCAAAGCCTACATCAGAAAACATTGTGCACGAAGCCTTACAGCCAGCAATTAGATTTACCAAAGAAGAGTGCCTAGATTTACCTGATATGACCTACACCATGCGAGACGTACCGCTAAGTAGCCAGCAGTTGAAATACTACGAGAAGATTCGTAAAGATATGATGGTGGTTGCGGCAGGTGAGGAAATAACAACAGTCAATGCGGCGGCTAACTTAAACAAACTACTTCAGCTTTCATGTGGTGCAGTCTATTCCGATAGTGGAGATGTAATTGCATTTGACGCTGGCGATCGTATGAAAGCATTACTTGAGGTTATTGAAGAAGCAAGCCACAAGGTTATTATCTTTGCACCGTTTAGACATGCGATTGATATTATTGCAGAAGAACTTAAGAAGCAGGGTATAAGCGCCGAGACCATACATGGTGGGATTCCAGTCAACAAACGTACTAGCATATTTAACGCGTTTCAAACAGAGGATAAACCCCAAGTGTTGGTTATTCAGCCACAGGCGGCGGCGCACGGAGTTACATTACATGCCGCTAACGTAGTTGTATGGTGGGGTCCGATTACTTCTATTGAAACATATTTGCAAGCTAATGCCCGTGTGCACCGTGCTGGTCAGCGTAACCCATGTACCGTTGTGCATTTGCAGGGTAGCCCAGTAGAAAAAAGAATCTATAAGATGTTGTCAGAAAAAGTAGACATACATAATCGGTTGATTGATTTGTATAAAAATATTTTAGAAACTACTTGACAATGTATAGTAGTGATGTTATATTGTAGTTATAAATAAAAGGAGAGTGTAATGAGCGATGTCAGTGCAGATAAGCTTACCGAGATATACGTAAAGATTCGGGATAAGCGTAGAGAATTAGCAAAAAAAGATGGCGAGTTAGAAGAGCAATTAAACGTTATTGCGGCAGAACTACTCGAGATTTGCAAGGCACAAGGGTCTAGTCTAATACGTACACCGCATGGGACTATATCTAAACGAGTTACAAAAAGATACTGGACTTCGGACTGGCAATCTTTTTACGATTTCATTAAGGAGAACGATGCATTTGCTTTGATGCAACAACGCATTAACACGGCAAACATGGAACAATTCCTTGAGGAAAACCCCGATCTGCATCCGCCGGGGCTAAATGCGGAGCAAACTCAAACTGTTGTTATTGTTAAAAAATAAGGAGAAGTGCATATGAGTAACGAATTATCAATGTTAGGAAACGGTCTACCTTCATACTTGAAGGAACTACAATTAGACGATACTACTAAAGCCCTGATGGGTGGTAGTGGTTCAGGTGGTTTAAAGCGTATTTCCATCAAAGGTGGTGTATGGCGCATGATGGTTAACGGCAAAGAAGTTGCTAAAAACGAAGAGCGTTCAATGAATGTGGTAGTTGTAGCCGCCGCACCTAAAGTATCTCGTACGTTCTACGCTGGTACATATTCTGAAAACGCTGAAGGTAAGGCTAAAGCACCTGATTGCTGGTCTGCAGATGGCGAAGTACCTAGTCCTAAGTCCGAAAACCCACAAGCAAAGCGTTGCACAGATTGCCCACAAAATGCTAAAGGTTCAGGACAAGGAGATAGCCGTGCTTGCCGTTATAGTCAGCGCCTTGCAGTTGTATTGGCAAATGATATTGGTGGCGAAGTAATGCAGTTAACACTTCCAGCTTCTTCTATCTTCGGTGCTGGTGAGCCAGGAAAATGGCCTTTGCGTACTTATGCAGAGATGATTGGTAGTAAGAATGTTCCTATTACTGCAGTTGTAACTGAAATGCGTTTTGATACAGAAGCCGCTACACCTAAGATTACTTTCAAGCCAGTTCGTGTATTGGATTCAGATGAGCATAATCTTGCTATTGAAAAGGGTAAATCCCCCGCCGCAATTAAAGCAATTACTATGACCGTAGCTGAGACCGATAATGTTCCAAAGTTAGCGGCTACTCCAAAAGCCAAAGCTGAGGTTGCTGAAGTAACAGTAGAAGTTGAAGAGCCTACTAAACGTGTAGCTAAGAAAGATGAAGCGCCTGCACCTAAAAAGGACATTTCAAAGATTCTTAGCGACTGGGATGATGCATAATGCCTAAAGGATACTCAATAGCGTTGGCGACGGATATTAAACAAGCCAATCAAAAACTTATGGGTGTCCAATTAGGTAGGGTTTGTCTCAATAAGGATATACCCGTATCTGACGTAGCGGAGTTCTTTAAAGTCAGTAGAATGACTGTCTACTCTTGGTTTAAAGGTGAATCAATAGTATCTAGTAAACATGCTGAGAAGATGCAAAAACTACTGGACAAAATGAAGTAAAAGTCAACGGGAGGGCTAGGTTAGCTACCGAAAAGGGTGTGTGCCGTAACACCCCTGCCCATCTCTTCTAATAAAAACATACGGCTAATAAGGACGGCTATGCTTTCGAGGACAGAGTTTTTATCTCTAGTATTACCACCCCTACAAAAAGGGGAAAATTATTGTGTATTTGGAATTAAAGTCGTTGATGAAAAAGAGATTGTAAATCAACGGTTTGTGCAAAGTATTGAAGATATTAGTAAGCGTGCTGACGAGTTGGCGGCTGAACAATATAACGTATTTTTTGGTTTAGCTAAATTTGGGGATGCATCTGAGGGCAGGACTGCTAAGAACGCAATAGCGTTAAAGTCTTTCTTTATTGATTTGGATTGTGGTGAAGGAAAACCCTACCCTGATATTGCATCGGGTATACAAGCCCTTAACGAGTTCTGCAAAGAGACTGGGCTACCTAAGCCTACAATCGTTCAATCGGGTCTTGGAGCGCACGTTTATTGGATTCTAGACCATGACCTAGACCGTAAGGATTGGAAGCCTTTTGCGGAGCGTTTAAAAGAGTTAGCGGTTGAGAAGGGCTTTGCTATTGACCCAGCAGTGCCAGCCGATGCCGCCCGTATTCTACGGGTTCCTGAGACGTTTCATACCAAAAACCCTACTAACCCTATACCTGTAAAGATCTTGTATGTAGCGCCTGAAATAACCGCCAAGACGTACCAAGAAGTTCTAGCCCCATCTGACGACATTATGGCTATGTTGGACAAGGCTGAGTTCAAGCGCCCTATGGATGCGGCTACGTTAGCGTTAATGGGTTCTAGCCAGTCTAGATTTCAGACGATCATTATCAAATCTGCCGAGGGTACGGGCTGTAAACAACTCTTGCATATCTATGAAAATCAGGCAACAATAGATGAGCCTCTTTGGAGAGGAGGGCTAAGTATTGCCCAGCAATGTGTGGATCGGGATAAAGCCATCCATAACCTGTCTAAAAAACACCCCGAATATTCTGCAGATGAGACCGATAGGAAGGCTAATGAGACCAAAGGTCCTTATACCTGCGCGACATTTAAGAAGCTAAATCCTAGTGGGTGTGAAGGTTGCACCCTAAAACTAACATCACCTATCCAACTTGGCAAAGAAATAGTCGAAGCGGAAGAAGAACAAGAGGTAATGGATGTAGATAAAGTTACTTCTGAATTAAAGAGTTACACCATTCCTAAGTTTCCTTGGCCTTTCTTTAGGGGCAAAGCAGGCGGTGTATGGGGTAGATTTAAAAACAAAGACGGCGAAGAATACGAAGAACTTATCTATCCCTACGATTTCTATGTAGTTAAGCGTATGAATGACCCTGACTACGGCGAGACAATCTTGCTTAGACTGCACCTACCAAAAGACGGTGTACGGGAATTTATCATGCCTTTGACTGCAGTGCTTGCAAAGGAAAAGTTTAGGGATACGGTAGCCTCGCATGGTATTACTGCGCTAGGTAAAAAACAGGATGATCTTATGGCATATGTAACTAAGTGGGTAGAAGAATTACAACTACATTCAAGCGCAGAGAAAGCGCACAAGCAGTTTGGTTGGACAGAAGGAGATGGGTCAATCATTGTTGGCGATAGGGAAATACGTGCAGACGAGATACTATATAGTCCGCCATCTACCCCAACCCTACCTATTATTCCTTTGTTTCAACCTAAGGGAGATTTTCATGTTTGGAAAGACGTTATTAACGCATACGGCAGGGAAGGGATGGAAGGTCGTGCTTTTGCCTTTTTCATGGGCTTTGGGTCTTTGCTTATGCGTTTTACTAGCCTTGATGGTTTTCTGCTTAACCTTCTTAGTAGAGAGTCTGGGTCTGGAAAAACCACGGTTCTACACTCGATCAACTCGATCTATGGAAGACCAAAAGAACTCTTAATGTCACCTAAGGACACATACAACTTCCGTATGCAACGTCTTGGGGTAATGCAAAGTCTTTGTGCAACTATTGACGAAATTACTAACATGCCTCCTGAACAGATGTCAAATCAAATCTACGACGTTACATCAGGTAAGGGCAAGAACCGTATGAAGTCGCAGGAGAACGCAGAACGTGCCAACCATACTAAGTGGTCGCTAGGTGTAGTAACTTCATCTAACAGGTCCGTAACTGATTCATTGCTTTCTATAAAGAGCTTTCCTGAAGGCGAACTGATGCGTATCCTAGAACCACATATCAAGCCTGACCCATACGATGACCCAACATGGTCTAAGCAACACTTTGGTAGATTAATGAACAACTACGGGCACGCTATTGAGCCGTACTCTCAAGCTTTGGTAAGTCAACTACCTATGATTATGGCTAAGATGCAACAGGTTCAAGAGAACGTAGATAAGACTGCTGGTATTAAGAGCACCGAACGCTACTGGTCTGCTATGGCTACTATTGCAATTACTGGTGGCACAATTGCTAAAACCCTAGGACTACACGACATTGCGGTTCAGCCAGTATTTAACTACGCAGTAGACTTGATTAAAGAGACTCGTACTCGTAATCGTGAATACATGTTTGATACTGAAGACTACATTGGTGGTTTCTTACAACGTCACTTCCACGAGACTTTGGTTATTAACGGCAACAGGGACAACCGTACTGGTCTTGAACATGGTCCACTTCGTGAGCCTAAGGGTGCGTTGACTTCTAGATACGAGCCTGATACTAAGACCCTATACATTGTGATTAAAAGCTACCGTGAAGACTGCGCTAAGAACTTTGCTAACTTTGAAGAGTCTTTAATCCCATACCGCAAATCTAAGGCTTTGTTGGGAGTTAAAAAGAAACGTATGACTGCTGGTACTGTAGCAAATACCCAAGCTGCTGTAACAGTATTATGTTTCGATACTACTAAGCTGGAATCTTTTAATGAGGACGTGTTGTTAAATGCTAACAATCTTGAACCAGCCACTTCTGATTCGATGGGAGAAGTTTAAGCCGGGAACTTCGTTTTTTGTGCCTTGTATAGATAGACGGCTAGCCCAAAGGTTTGTTACAACGGAAGCCAGGCGCCTGGGGTTTAGCGTCATCTGTAAACAAGTTGTAGAGAAAGGTAGATATGGTTTACGGGTTTGGAGAGTTAGTGATACAATTGAGTCGCACTCTTCTCCTCCTTGAGAAGTTCAATCCCCTGCTAGTCAGGGGATTTTTTTAATCTGTGCCAAACTTCTCTTGGATTTCAGGTATTAGTTTCTTGTTAAGAGTTACACCATCAATGGTATTCTTAATAGCAGCTTTGCGTGCGGCTTGAGACCTAGCTAGGGTTTCCCCTGTAATTTTTTCTTTTGGATGGGCTACGTTGAATTTAGTAATCTCTTCCCTTGCTTGACCCATTAAATCAGCATCACCGCCTACACGACCCATTTCATACTTATCAAGCAGTCTTTGACGCTTATCTAAAACCTCTTTTTGGTATGCATACTTTGCCGAACCCTTTTCGTAGGTGGAGGAAAGATCTGCTGGGGAAAACCCTATAATCTGCATCAATGAGTTATATGTGCTAACGTCATCAATAATAGGCAACCCTTTTACAGTCGTTGCACCTTCAACCATATACCGACCACCTTTGGCAAAGTTACGGAAGAAGCTAGGCATAACCGCTTCGATAGCACGTTCTGTATGCCCTTGATTAAACATATCGTATGCGTGTTCTACGTTAACTAGATAGCTACCTGCTGGACCAAATGCGCGTTGCATAGCACCTAGAACTAAACCACTGCTTGCACGGGGATCATCTCTCCAAACCAAGTCCTGTGCCAAACCTACACGGTTTGAAATTTCTAAGTTAGTAACGTAGTTAACTGGACCTTTGTAGATTAACTCGCCAAAGAAAGCACGTAGTTCTTCATTAAAATCAAATGGCTCATCGTCATCACCAAACAGTGCATGGAGCATCTGACCTATGGTCTGGGCAAGACCCATAAAGGGTAAACCC